CTTTTTTCCTACTACTTACGGAAAAGATTATTCTTATGGAACGGATGAAGATATTGAAAAAGGAACATTGACTAGCGTTCCAATTGATACATCTAACTACAGTCTATTTTTTACAGATAATTTAAATAGTTCTAACAAAATATATATGGTTTCTGGGATGTCAAACAGCGGAAGTCCGAATACTTCGATGGTTTATGTAATTAATGCTTCTTCTCCATCGACATTTACAGCATTGTCATTTCCAAATACAACCAACGTTCCAAAATCTGTTGTATATTTTAATGGTCAGCTTTTATTAATGATGGGCAATGGAGATATTTATTCTACTGATGATGAGGGGCAAACTTGGACAGTAATAACTAATCACAAAACTTCATTAAACATAGATTTTAGTGGTCAATATAATATAAAAGTTATTAATGATACTTTGTTTTTCTGCGGTAGTAAATATAATTCGCCAAGTACAAGTTATATGGTGTACACAAAAGATTTATCTAGCTGGAATGAGGCAACTATTGACGGCATAACCAGAATAAACACAATAAATTTTTTCAAAGGTAAATATATTCTAGCTACAAATGCTTCCGGAATGCTTTATAGTACTGATGATTTATCAAATTTTACTGCAATAAATGAACCAGCAAATAATTTTATTCAAAGTTCAAGGAATAGATTATATGCAATTAATCAAACAAATTCCAAAATCATATATAGTTCGCAAGATTTAACAAATTGGGAATCCAAAACATTAACCAGTTCATATAGCAACGTAAATTATGTTTTTGGATATGTAGGTCGTTATTTGATTATCAATGATGATTCAGATGTAAAACGAATGAATTATCGCAAAGATTATATAAAAAATATCCCTTTTGGTATTGAGTCAGGCGGCACGGGAGCGACAACAGCAAAACAAGCATTAATTAATTTAGGATTTCCGACAGTTCCGTCTGATACTAGCACCTACACATTAAAAGCTATAAATGGTGTATTACAATGGGTCGACGGGTAATTTAATTAATTTAAAACTGCAGGTGCTAAAAACATCTGCAATTTCTAGTTTTTCCCGAATTTATGTGACAAATTTTTAAATTCTATTAGGAGGACAAATTTATGGCAAACGTAGGAATGAAAGGGCTGCGATATGCTCTTTTAAATACAAACGGCACAACTTATGGCATAGCCAAAACAATGGGAGGAGCAATTAGCGCAAGTGTTTCACCTAATTTCGCAGAAGCCTCACTATACGCGGATGATGCGATGAAAGAATATGTATCGAGCTTCCAAAGCGCGACTGTATCACTCACAGTAGACGACGATGACGATACTGTTTTTGCGGAATTGCTTGGAAAAACGATTGATGAAGAAACTGGCGTAATTAGTTCCAGTATCAATGACAATGCGCCTTATCTAGGCTTTGGATACATCGTTACTAAAATTAAAAATAATGTTCAGAAGTGGAGGGCACAGTTTTTTCCGAAGATTAAATTCAAACCGTTTGTGCCGGAAGCTAAGACAAAAGGCGATTCTGTGGAGTTTTCACCTATAACTATTGAAGGTATGACGGTCGCAAACGATTTAGGAATTTGGGAGTCGCATATCGAGGTTGCAAGCGAAGCTGAAGCCCTCGAAGAACTTGAAAAATTCTTTGCCAAAAATAGCTACCAAGGAGGATAAAGTGTGGATATTTCATATATGAAAACAAAATTCGGGAGCCACCCGATTATTTTTGCGCTCAAAACCCTTCGCGCAATTCAAGGGAAATATGGCACGCTCGAAAAATGGGGCGAACGAGCTATGAATAAAGTAGAGCCTGATGTTGATGCTCTTACTTTTTGTTTGATGCACATGATTAATAATGGCCTTGCGTTAAAAGCGTTTGAAAGTCATACAGAAGCTAAAGAAGTTACGCAAGATGAAGCGGAATTTATCTTGCAAGATTTCGGCCTTGAAGAAGGCATAATTTTAATGGGTAAAAAATTACAAGAGGGCTTGCCTAAAATCTCAAAAAACGCCAAAGCCACGGGGACACCAAAGAAATCGACTTCTCGTGGCTAATTTTCGTGGGAGTCACACTTTTGCGCTTCACAGAACAGGAAGTGTGGCTCTTTACACTGCGAAAATGGGTGGAGCTATTCAGGCAGTATCAAAAACATCACAATTTTAAAGTTCAAGGCTATATTTACAAAATTGAAGAACAAAAAAACAATGGCGGCAATCCAAACGGATGGCTGCCTTTTTGATGTGATGGGAGGTGACTAACAAATGGCAGGTTCAGCGACTTTCGGCGGAACTATAAAACTACAAGGCGAAAGTGAATACAGAAAAGCCATATCACAAATAAATTCAGATTTAAAAGTTTTGGGAAGCGAGCTTGGGAAAGTCACGGCTGAGTTTGGCAAAAATGATAAATCCGTTGAGGGTTTGACTTCACGAAATAAGGTTTTATCAGACCAGATCGAAGCCCAAAAATCTAAAGTTGCCACCTTAAAAGGTGCATTGCAAGAAGCTTCTGAAAAATATGGCGAAAACGACAAGCGTACTCAAGCTTGGCAAGTTTCTCTTAATAAAGCTGAAGCAGAGCTTATCAAAATGGAAAAAGAACTCGGCAAAAACAATTCTGAACTTAGTAAATACGGGGATTTAAGCACAAAAACAGCTGAATCTGTAAACAAGCTTGATAAGGGAATTTCCGGACTTAAAGGCGATCTTGATGGTATTGATGCAAAATATAAAAACAACAAAAATTCAGTAGAAGCACTGGGCGAAAAGCAAAACATTTTAACATCGATTCTTGAAAAACAAGGTGAAAAAGTAAAAACCTTAAAAGATGCGATGGACACCTCGAAAAAAGCCTACGGCGAAAACAGTGATGAAACCAAAAAGTGGGAAGCTGCTCTTAATTCTGCGGAAAAAGAATTAACTGATACCGAAAAAGAACTTAAAAATGTTGATGCTCAAATGCAAAACGCCAGTAAATCCACAAGCACTTTCGGTGATATGCTCAAAGCCAGTTTGACTGCTGAAGCAATAACTGCTGGAATTAAAAAGCTCGGCGAAGGTTTGAAAAGTGTCGGCAATTATATGATGGATGCCATCAAAGATGCATCTGAATACGGTAAAGAAATCAGTTTGATGTCAGAAAAAACGGGAATTTCTACTGAAACTTTACAAAAATTTAAGGCAGCCACAAAAACTACTGGAGTTGATGTAGAACAATTTACAAGTACACTTGCAAAATCAATTAAATCTATGAATAGCGCAACAGATGCCAACAAAGGTACAGGCGCGGCTTATGCGGCGCTTGGAGTAAGCGTTAGAGATTCTAACGGTCAACTCCGCGACGCTGAAATCGTGTACTGGGAAATAGTTGATGCTCTAAAAAATATGGAGAATGAAACCCAAAGAGACGCTTACGCAATGCAAATTTTCGGTAAATCCGCACAAGAACTCAATCCTATTATAAAGCGAGGATCGGAAGGTTTCAAAGAACTCACAGATGGGATGATTACCTTTGACGATCAAACCATGGAAAGTTTGCGCGGACTTGATATCTCAATGCAAAAATTCTCAGGCACGATGGATGGCATCAAGCGCGTGATCGGTGTGGCATTTGCCCCCGCAATGAAAGAACTTGCCGATGCCGCAGCTAACGCCGGAAGCAAGTTTCGTGGGCTTTTTACAGCAATCTTACAAGGTGCTGATGAAGCCGAAATTAAACAGAAAATGAATGATTTTAAAGATTCTATCGTTAAATTATTTGAAAAAGTGCCTGAATTTTTAAAAATCGGATGGCAAATTCTCTCTACAATCGGCGAAGGTATTATGATGGCACTCGGAAGTCTTTATGAATCGCACATAAAACCTATTATAGACAACATTCTTTCATTGCTCGCTCAGTGGGGACCGCTTATTGCTGCAGGAATTTTAGTTTTAGCCGTTACACTTGGTCCAGCGATTATGGGTTTAGCAGCAATTCTAGGACCAATCATAACCGCAGGATTTGCAGTAATTGGAACCTGGATTTCAGCAGGATTGGCTTTTCTGACTTCAGTTATCACAATGTGGCCGGTTATGCTTGGTTTAGTAATCGCAGGACTTCTCGTTGCATTTTGGCCTCAGATTTCTAAATTTTTCGCTGATTTATGGACTGGGATTTGCGAATGGCTAGGCAAACTCTGGGCAGATATTTCAGCATTTCTTGAAAATCACTGGCAGGATTTATTACTTTGGATTTTCGCTTGGCCAGCTGCGCTCATTAAAACTTTGATAGATTTTTGGCCGCAAATTTCCGTGTGGCTTTCTGGTTTATGGGAAAATATCAAAAGCTGGGCTTCAAACACTTGGAACAACATAGTTCAGTGGTTTATAGATTTAAAAGACAACATGGTCAATAAGGCAAAAGATATGCTCACTGCCACGGTTGATTGGTTCAAAAAACTGCCTGGAGACATTTGGAATGCCATAGTTGGTGCAGTTCAAAAAGTAGTTGAGTGGGGATCTAATCTAGTTTCTAAGGGAAAAGAAGCAGCGCAAAATTTGTGGAATTCGATAGTTGATAAAGTCAAAAGTATTCCTGGTGAAATGCTCAGCATAGGCAAAAATCTTGTTCAGGGCTTATGGGACGGAATTTCTAACATGACGCAGTGGATTAAAGATAAAATTTTTGGCTTTGCAAAGGGAATTACAGACAGCATTAAAAATTTCTTTGGAATACATTCGCCGTCAACGTTATTTAAAAATGATATTGGTAAAAATCTAGCACTTGGACTCGGTGAAGGATTCTCAGATGAAATGAACGCAGTTGCTCAGGAAATGCAAAACGCGATTCCAACGTCTTTTGAATTAGAACCTGTCGTAAATGGAGACTACTCTTATGCAAATGCTGTTGAAAATCCACAAGTTTCAATGTTAAACAATTCTGATTACATGATTGTTGCGTTTCAAAAGGCTTTGTCAGGCATGGCATTTATAGTCGATGGAGATAAGTTTGGCGAAATGGCAGTAAGTAAAGTTGAAAAGGTGGTGTTTGCATAGTGAATTATATAGTTTGGCAAGATCAAGATTCACGAAACATTCCGGGACTGTTAATTTGCGAGTTGCCAGCAATTTCAAGGTCAAAAATGCGAACACAAGTAACTGAAATTGAGGGAAAAGACGGCGATATTTCAGATAATATCGGTTATGCGTCTTATGACAAAACTTTAAAAATCGCTCTAACTAAAAATTACGATATTAACGCTATTGCTAAATATTTTACTGGCTCTGGAAAAGTTAATTTTTCAAATGAAATTGATAAATACTACCATGCTGAAATTACGGAACAAATCGACTTTGAAAGACTTTTGAAATTCAAAACAGCAACGGTTAAATTTCATATACAACCATTTAAATATTTAGCTGATGAAGAACCAGTGAGTCACAATATTGAAAACGAAACTGAAATATCCGTTGTTAATAAAGGATTAGAACCTTCAAAGCCGATAATTACGCTATTTGGTAAGGGCATTGTTGAGATTGCAATAAATGGGTACGCACAGTTTCAAGTTGATATTGACGATAGTTTTTTAACAATAAATTCTGAAATTGAAGAATGTTATATGAACACTTTAACAACACTTAAAAACCGTAATATGACTGGTGTTTTTCCTTTTTTGCAGCCGGGTAAAAATGTTATTACTTGGGCTGGAAATTTAACAAAAATAAAAATATATCCAAGGAGCAGATGGTTATGATTAGTGTATTTCCTCCCGAAGAAAGGCAATTTTCAGATAACGGGCTGAAAATATTAAAACCTTTAAAGGCCGTAATTCGAAAAGAAGATAATGCAGAGTACCGCCTCGACATTAAAGACGATTTAGAGTTTTTAAATTATTATCAAAATGGCAATATTCTGCGTGTTCCCACACCTTGGGGAAAACAGTGTTTTAGAATTAAAAATATAGTTATAGAAAATAGAAAGATAAATTGCAGCGCTTATCATTTGTATTTTGATTCTGAAAATTATGTAATAAAAGATGCTTATGTTGTTGATAAAAACGCCAATGACGCCCTAGACCACCTAAATATGGCAACAGATATTCCTTCCCCATTTACTACTATTTCAGACGTTCAGTCGGTTAATAATTACAGATGCGTTAGGCGAACACTTGCCGAAGCCGTAGAAATGATTTTACAACGTTGGGGAGGTCATCTTGTTCGGGATAACTGGAAAATTGAAATCCGTAACCAAATGGGCCAAGATCGCGGTGTGGTGCTCTCTTACGGGAAAAATATTATAAACATCCAAGCTGATGAAAAGTGGGACGATGTTGTAACAAAGCTTATGCCTGTTGGCAAAGACGGCTTATTACTTCCTGAAACTTGGCTTGAAGTTACAGAGCAGCTTTACGGTATTCCCTATACAAAAGTAATTAGCTTCGATCAAAATGAAATTGATTCCGAAAATTTCAAAAATGAAGAAGGCGAACTTGATGAAGAAGCCTACAATGAGGCTCTTACAAACGATCTGCGTACTAAAGGACTTCAGCATTTGGAGGAAAATAAAGTTCCAAAAGTGAATTATACCCTGAATGCCTATCTTAAAGACATTTCTGATGTGGGCGACACAATTCAAGTTCGGCATCCAAAATGTAAAATAAATTTAATGACAAATGTTATAGCATTGGAATTTGACGTTATCTCGCAGCGCATTACAAAAGTAGAGTTTGGAAATTTCAGAAAAGAACTCAAAAATTTGATAGAAACTATCAATACGGCAACAACTGAGAAAGTTGAAAAAGCTACTGGTGAAACTACAGCAAAACTTGAAAAAGAATTAACCGAGGCTACAAACAAAATAAAAGATCATTTGGGCGGTTCCTACGTTATTTACGAAGGTGACCGCATTTTAATTGTGGATCGGTTGCCTAAAGAAGAAGCAATCGATGTCATCATGATCAACAATGGCGGTATTGGTTTTTCTCAAACGGGTATAAACGGTACTTTCAAAAGTGCCTGGACTATTGATTCTACGCTCAATATGCAGAACATCAACACAATAAATTTGGTAGCCGATCTCATAAAAGGTGGCACCCTAAAAATCGGCTCGAACCTCAATGAATCAGGAATTATCGAACTTTACGATATGTCAAACACGCTGATTTGCTTAATCGACAAAAATGGTATCACGCTTTACTGCAAAGATGGCAGGATGATAAAACTAAACGCCGAAGTAGGATTTATTGGATATGATACTGATGGAAGTCGCTTGTACTGGGCAGACCAAGACGAGTTTCATACAAAAAAATCCGTTGTTGAAAATGAAATAACTATAGCAAATAGGCTACGATTTATTTCTATGACTACTGATACCAATACTGGAATTGGCGTAGTTGCTATGGTCTGAGAAAGGAGGCATAAAATTGGCTACATCAAGCACTTTTGACACTTCAAATACTTATGTAAAGTACAATATAACTGTAAATGTAAACAGCCAAAATATTTCAAACAATACCTCTAATATCACAATAACCGTGCGATTTTGGCGCAGCAATCAGGGCTATGAG